GTTGGTTATGTTTATGTGAATCAAGACTCTATTGTAGAGCAGGTTAAGGAAGCAGCAATGGCTGAGGTTCAGGGCATGATCCCTGATTTACTCCCAGGTCTTCTTGGTGGTAGTGTTGACGCCCCAGTTGATGTCCCAGTTGATGTCCCAATGCCTGAAGTGGCAACTCCAGTTGCCTTGCCTTTCTAAATAAGAATAAAGAGTTAGACAATGAGCGTTGCCTCTCCTAAGAATAGAGAAGAGTTTAAGGAGTATATCTTCACAAAGCTAGGTGCTCCTGTCCTTCAGATCAATGTGTCTGATGCACAGATGGACTGTTGTATCAATGATGCGTTTCAGTACTTCAATGAGAGGTCACACTTTCTGGGAACAGAAAGGATGTATCTTACCACTCAAGCAGATAGTGTTTTCGTCGAGCATTTTAAGAGTAAGAAGCAACAACTTGTGGATCAGGTTGGTGGACCTAAGGTTTATGAAGCGGGGATGGTTGATGAACTAACCTTGGTGGACTCTGGTAGTGGTTACCCTTCAACTTCTGGGACTATTACCACACCAGCAGGTGATACATCGGATGGGGTTTTGGACTTTGATCTAAACTCTGATGGTTCACTTGGAAACCTAGGACCAGGAAAGGGTATTGATACTGAAGATGGTTTGGATTTAATCCTGGACACAGCAGCTGGTAGTGGTTCGGGACTGACAGTTTACATTGGACCAGAGAGGACGGTGGACCAGGGACTGGTTAATGCTCGTCCTTATAATGCAGGAAGTGGATATAAAGTTGGTGAGTTTATCACCATTAAGGGGAGCACCACAGACAACTCTGCTATCTTTCAGATTACTAAGGTAAAGGAGGAGTCACTTCAGTATGGTATTGGTGACATCGCTACCCAGAACAACTACATTGTTCTTCCAGATGATGTTGTTGGTGTCCAGCAAGTATTGACTCGTGGTATCCTTGGTGGACTGGGTATGGGAGGTATCATTCCTGGTGGGATGGTTGGTCCTATGCTTATGGGTGGGTTGCTTGGAGACTCCTGCTCGGGTATTGGATTTGATATTGTCAGTTATGTTGCTATGAGAGAGTGGTTGGCAACGCTAGACTTCCTCTTTTCTCCTCCAGTTCAGTATAACTTCAATATGAGAACCCACAGGTTGTTTATTGACAGCGGAAGGTTTGCAAATATAAACTTTGGCGATTGGATATGCTTAGAGTGTATGGTTAAACCATCTCCAGATATATTCCCTGATCTTTGGAACGATATGTGGCTTAAGGAATATGCTATATCTTTAGTCCAAGTGCAGTGGGGAAGAAACCTCACGAAGTTTAACCAAGTCCAACTCCCAGGTGGCATCACACTAGACGGCAAACAGATACTTCAAGATGGACAGAAGAACAGGGACTCATTGAAAGAAAGGTTTGCCATGGATTGGGCCGACCCTTGTCTTGACGCTGTAGGATAATGCCAAGTACCTCTACCTTCTTTTCTAATACGACAGGTTATGATGGTGAGATAAACCTCATCGACGACCTGGTGCGAGAGCAGATTAAGCTCTATGGCGTAGATATTCTTTACATGCCTCGTTGGAATGTAAATCTAGACAGACTCCTTCATGAGTCTACCAAGAGTGTCTTTGAGTTGGCGATGTCAATTCCCATGTACATCAAAAGCTTTGATGGGTATGACAACAGCATGGAGATGCTTACCAAGTTTGGTGTAAGGAGTTCTGATGAACTCACCATGGTTATGTCCCGCTCAGAGTGGTTGGCGTACTACGCCCCCTTTGTTAAAGCATACTACAATGGTAAGGATGGACACGAAGCAACTGACATCCTTAACCCATTGGAGGGACAAACCGCTGTTAGACCTAAGGAAGGAGACCTTATCTACTTCCCCTTTGATGACAGTCTGTTTGAGTGTAAGTATGTTATGTTCGACAGACCCTTCTTCCAGTTAGGAAAGGGTTATATCTACGAACTACAACTAGAGAAGTTTGAGTATTCTGGTGAGACACTGGAGACAGGTATTACCAAGGTTGATCAACTGCAGGTGCGGAGAGCATACTACAGGATGCAATTCCACTTGGATGAAGGTGGGACAAACTCCTACAGACTTAATGAACCAGTTAAGATCTACAATGTTACTGACCTAACACCACCAGAAGACCCCAGTCAGACACCCTTTGCTCTTTATAACGACGCTGGATTCCTTAACGATGTCCCTGTTGTGGACGGCAGGGTTATGGAGTTCAACAAACCAAAGAAGAGACTTATCGTTGGTGACCTCTCTAACCTGAACCCAGAGCAACAGAAGAATCCTATTGACTATCCGATTGTAGGTGGAGACGAAGGTGGGACAGAGTATCCTGATGGGTATTATGATGTTACTGAGAACGCATTTGACAAGTCCCTTATCGTAGGACAGACAACAGGTGCCTCTTGGGTTTCTTATAAAACAACCACAGCTCCTGAGCCGTTTGACGATACTGATGACCTCCAAGAGGAGTTTGATCAGATTAAAGTACTTGATATTGCGGACGAGTCACCCTTTGGTTTCGTTTAACTCTAAATAGTATAGTAGATTTGGAATGAACCTTTGTTAGGACGATATTATTACCATCAAATATTCCGTAAGAGTATTATTGCTTTTGGTACGCTGTTTAACAACATCGTAGTCAAGAGGAAGGAACCTGGTGTCAAGGTGCCGACAGGGAAAGACGCTATTGAAGCGTATAAGGTACCTATTCAGTATGGACCTTATCAGAAGTACCTTGCTATTATTGAAGCAGAACCCGACGCAAGGAGACAGGGGGTTCAAATTAGTTTGCCCCGTATGTCCTTTGAGATTAAGGGACTGAACTATGATGGTTCACGCAAACTTACCCCCACCCAGTTTTCCCGTACTGTCCCTAAGGACGCGGATGCAAAACCGGGCACTCAGTATTCCCAGTACCTCCCGGTTCCTTATAACCTGGAAGTGGAACTGAACATCCTGGCGAAGAACCAGGACGATGGACTCCAAATAATTGAGCAGATCCTCCCGTCCTTCCATCCCTCTCTCAATGTTTCCATTGAGATTATTGATGTCACCCACGAAGAGAGGGACATTGCTATTGTCCTTAACGGCGTTGGTTACACTGATGACTATGAAGGTGACTACGCAACTCGACGAACTCTTATCTGGACTTTAAACTTCACAGTGAAGACTTACCTCTTCGGTCCAGTGGATACCAGCAAGGACATCAGGAAGATTGTATTGGATTATCGTACCGATATCGTCAAGCGTTCCGCCGAGGTTCGTTACACTGCCGAAGCTCAATCTACTCTGGAGCCACCACTCCCACGGGATGAGATTGACCCACAGAAACCTGAAACTTATAAGGTTGTGGAGTCGTATTCAGATATCTTTGGTGACGACCAAAACTACTTTGGGCTTGACTCATGAATGAAATCGTAGAGACCACAGCAATTCCAGCACCAGTTAAGAAGCCCCGCCTTGACCACAAGGATAAGGACTACGAGTACCAGCGTGCTCAGCTGTATGACATTGTAGAAACGATGTCTGAGGCGGTCCAGGGCGCCCTGGAGGTGGCACAACAGAGTGACCACCCTAGGGCTTATGAGGTGGTTTTGAACGGCGCTAAGGCGACTTCTGAGGTGGTAGAGAAGCTCGGTGATCTCCATAAGAAGATGAAGGATATTGAAACCATCGAAGAGGTCCGTGTTCAGCAGCACGGCAACACAACTAACAATGTTTTTATGAGCGGATCAACTGCTGATCTTATGAAGATGTTAAAGGAATCCCAGCAATGAAATCTTACAAAAGCTTTATTTCAGAAGCGCCAACTTCTCAGCAGGCAGCTAAGATAGCTCCTGATGTTGACCCAGCAAAGAGAGACGCTGCTTTAAAGAGATCAAAAGATCGTGAACTGCAAAGAAATGCAGACATGGCTGCAGAGAATAATGCGAGGGAGTCGAGAGTAGCTGCTACAAATGCTAAGCCTAATTCTAGTGCTCTTGTTAGGACAAATCAACTAGCTAAGAGAGAACCTAGTGCTCTTGCTAAGAGTGAACCTGACAAGCCTGGGGCTCTTGCAAAAATTCCACCGGTGGGTCCACCTCAGCCTAAGAAACCAAAGAATGTAATGCAGGGTGAACCAGCTGGCAGAATAAGGCGTAA